GGGGTGTAATATAAAAAAGAATGGGTTTATTTGATGTTTTTAAAAGGCAGAAAGGCTTAGACCCTTTGCAAAATATAAGCAACAATGCGCTAAAGCAAATTAATGGCGCGGTGCTTCAAAATTATCAGTCAAAAAGTTATGTTGATGAGGGATACTTAGGCAATGCCGATGTGTACTCTATTGTCAGCTTCTTGGCAAGAAAAGCCGCAAGTGTACCTTGGTACGTTTACAAATTAAACAAAGGCGAGAAGGCAAAAACTTCATTACTTCGTTATAAGCAACTAAGCAAAGGTTTAGCGAATAAAGGTGCTTTTGAGAGAGCAATGATTGAAAGGAAGAATGCTTACTCGGATAATATTGTTATGGATAGCGACCTTGCTAAACTTTTGGAAAATCCAAACCAGTATCAGGCACAAGACCAATTTTTAGAAAATTTATTTGGTTATAGAATCTTATCTGGTGAAGGTAACATATACGGAAACAATGGTAACATACAAGGTGGTAAATTTCTCGAACTCAATGTTCTTCCAACCCAATTCTTGGACATCTACCCTGACCCACGCGACTTATACGGTCTATTGGGTTATAAGTTGATGGTGTCTCAAAGTATTGACATTCCAAAGGATCAGGTTTGTGCGTGGAAGTCTTGGAATCCAGATTTTAACGATGTTACTCGTTCACATATGAGGGGTCTTTCTCCTCTTAGATCAGCTTATTCTACTTTAAGAATGAGTAACAACGCTCACGATGCCAGTGCAGCAATGACTGCGAATGGTGGAGCAAAAGGTGCGATTGTGCCTAAACCAATTGGTACAAACGTGGCTCAATTTACAATCGAACAAGCGAACATCATTAAAAGAGCGGTGAATGATGATTTGAATGGCATTGATAACAAGGGTGCTATTAGAGTGCTTCAAACACCTTGGGATTATCTTAATTTTGGATTGTCATCGGTAGATATGGAGTTGATGGGTACATTAAAGATGTCACTTCAACAATGGTGTCGTGTGTTTGGCTTACCACAAGTATTATTTGATACCGATACAACATCATACAACAACTATCAGAATGCATTGAGAGATATGATGACTAACACAATCATACCTTTGTGTAGCACACTCCGTGATGAGTTAAATAGGTGGTTGCTTCCAATATATGGTGAGGATGTGTATATCGACTTTGATATTACATCAATCCCAGAGATGCAGCAAGATATGGAGCGAATGACTCGTGTATTGCGTGATGCGAACTGGTTAACAATGGATGAGAAGAGAATTGCAATGAACTATGAGCCTAAGTTTGGTGCTTATGAGTATTCATATGTTAACCAAGGTTTGGTGGTGTTAGATCAAGTAGCAATGGACTTAACTTACGATGACACAAACGGAAGTGATACTATGGACTCAAGTAATGACACAATATCCGAAAACATTGAGCGAGAGGAATTGTCAAGTGGAGCGAGAGATGATGAACAAGGTTCGTAGGTCATTATTTGAGAAATTAAAGGAAGAATATGAACGCAAAGCAGAGAGAGACATATTGGCTCAAAGTGGAGCGATTGAGGAGGGGGATAGAGGCAAAATATTTTAACAAACTAAAAGATAGCATATATAAGCAGTTTGTGAAGTTTGCTGGTGATGTGAGTAGATATGGTGTGAGTGGTGCAAGAAGTAGGTTGGGATTGGATGTGTGGGACAAGGAGATAACAAGGCTCTTTGAACAAATGTATAAGGAAACTGTGGTTACTTTTGGAAATGCCACTTATCGAGTCCTAAAGATTGAGGCTAATCGTAAGGCTGACACTTTTGGATTTAATAAGGAGTGGACAACGGCGGTAATTGAATTTTTGTTTCAACAAGGCTTTGTCTTAGTTGCAGACATCACATCTACTACTAAAAAGAAGATGAATGATATAGTGACTAAGGGAATAAATGAAGGCTTAAGCATTGAGGAGATTGTTAGATTACTTAAGAGTGATGAGCAACTAAATTACTCAGCTTTTAGAGCAAGGAGAATAGCAAGAACCGAGGTGATGAGGGCAAGTAACATAGGTGCGATGAAAGGAGCGGAGGCTCACGACTTTGAGGTGGACAAGCAATGGATAAGTGCGAGAGATAGTAGAACGAGAAGAATACCAGAAGATACTTTTGATCACGTTGCGTTGGATGGTGTGATAGTTGGATATGATGAGCCATTTACATCGGTGGGTAAAGAAGGTCAGCCAGTTAGCGCGATGCAACCTGGGGACATTACTGCACCAGCTGGGTTTACAATCAACTGCCGATGTGCGATTGGTTTTATACCTAAGAGAGATAGCAATGGGAGATTAATTTTAAAACCAAGGCTTAATGCCGCAACAATAGAGTAAGATGCCAGTAATATATTGTGAAAGTAACGGTAAGTACAAAATAGGTGAAAATGGTGAATGTATCTATACTTCAAGGGAGAATGCCAACGCGGCTTATAGGGCTTATTTGGCAGAGGAGGGAGAGAATGGAAAAGAGGAAAAGGCGGATACTTACAACGACTATCCAGAGGCAGCGACTAATAATGCTAAGAGGGCATTAAAATATAAAGAGGAGAATGGTAGCACTTGTGGGACTGATGTGGGATGGACAAGAGCAAGGCAACTTGCAAACCGTGAGAGATTGTCACGTGATACTATCGCAAGGATGGCATCATTTAAGAGACATCAACAACACAAAGATGTCCCTTATGATGAAGGATGCGGTGGCATAATGTGGGATGCTTGGGGCGGGGATGCTGGGATAAATTGGGCAATAAGCAAATTAGAACAAATAGATAATAAAAAGAATATGATTTACAATTACAAGTCTTTTGGTCTTGAGGTCAAAGATGTTGATGCGAAAAGTGGGGTAGTAAGTGGTTACTTCTCTGCATTTGGTATGGTGGATAGCGATGGCGATATTATGATGCCAGGTGCATTTAAAAGGTCTATCCAAGATTGGGGTGTAGATGGTAAGCAAAGGATTAAGCACTTACTAAACCATGACCCATCTAAACCTTTGGGTAAATTAATGAGTCTAAAGGAAGATAGCTATGGACTCTATTACGAGTCGAAAATAGGCACTCACCAACTTGGTAAGGACTTTATCAAAATGGTAGAGAGTGGACTAATTGGTGAGCATTCAATTGGCTTTAGAACGCTAAGAGAGCAAAAGAGTGGTGAAGCAAATGAGATACACGAGGTTATGCTATTTGAAGGCTCAAGTTTAACTGCTTGGGGTGCAAACGAGAACACACCATTATTAGGATTAAAAAATATGGGTAACGTAGAACAAGTTAAGGATCAAATCAAAGCATTCGAGAAGTTTATTCGTGATAGCGATGTCACTGATGAGACAATCGATTTGTGTTTAATAAAAGTAAAACAACTCGCACAAGCAATAGAGATGATGAGTAGCACTGCTCCAGTCATTGCGACAGAGCCGCAGCAAAAAGAAGCTGAATTGCCAGTGGGTTCATTTATATCTATAATCAATAAAATCTAACAAAATGAGCGATTTAAAAGCATTCGAATCTGCCCTCGAATCAAAATTGGCAGAACAAAAGGCTGAGGTTGCAAGTGTAACCGAGAAGGCTGCAAAGGCATTTGACTCTAAAGTAGAGCAAATCAATGAGCAAATGGAGAAGTCTAACAAGACTCTTGCTGAAGCATTGAACGAAGTGAAAGACGCTAAGGCTGCTTTCGGTAAGTTGAGCGCAAAGGCTGAGCAAAAAGTTGCTACTTCTTATGCTGAGCATGTAAACAACATTAAGGCTGAGATTGGTTCTGCAATCGAGAAAGGTTGGAACGAAATCAAATCTGCTGCTCGTGGCAATGGTAAAGGCTTCTCTGCTGATATCGATTTGAAAGCAGTTGGTGTAATGACCATCGGAAACAACTTGACTGGTTCTGTTTACACTTCTTATGTAGACAATCCAGCATTGCGTTCTTTCGTTAACCCACACCTTAGAAGTGTGTTCAACATCATCCCAGTATCAACTGGTTCTGTATCTTTCCCAAGAGGTAACACTCCAGTAGGTGAAGGTTCTTTCGGTAAGCAAACTGAAGGTTCTGCTAAGCCACAAGTTGATTACGATGTAACAGTTGTAAACACTGCGTTGTCTTTCATCGCTGGTTACGCTAAAGTTTCTCGCCAGATGATTGATGATTTGCCATTCTTACAAGCATATCTTCAGCAGTCATTGATTGAAGATTTCCAAAAGGCGGAAGATACTTATTATCTTAACGCTATCGCATCTTCTGCAACTGCTGGTTCTTCTTCTGGTGCTAACACCGCTGAGAAGTTCATTGATTATGTTGCTCAGTTGGGTGCATTGAACTGGACTCCAAACCTTGCGTTGACAACTCACGCTGGTTGGGCTTCATTGTTGAAAACCAAGCCAAGTGACTATTCACTTCCTGGTGGAATGGTTATCGACAACAATGGTAACGTAAGAATCGTAGGTGTACCAGTTATCCCTCACTCTTTGGTTACTGCTTCTAAGATCTACGTTATGGACACAACTAAGTTCGCTATTGCTCAGCAAAGCGGTCTTGCAGTTCGTTCTACCGAGTTCGATCAAGATGATTTCATCAAGAACCTTATCACTTTCAGAGCTGAAGCTCGTTGTGAATTGTTACAATTCCAACCTTCGGCTGCGATATTTGGAGCAATCTAAATATTATAAAAAAAATAAAGGGGATAGTAATTTATCCCCTTATTTTTATATCTTTATGTTGACCAAAACAATAAAGATATGACAAATGTAAGTGAAATTTGGAAACCTTGCTTCAATTATGAAAATAAATACGAAGTAAGTAATACTGGCAAAATAAGAAAAATCAAAACTAAGCGAGAATTAGTTGGTCATATTAGTAGAAAAGGATATAGAAGGGTAAGCCTAAGCAAAGAGAATAAAAATATTAATCAAACTATTCATAGACTTATAATACAATCATTTATTGGCGATATGCCAAATAAAGTTGTTAATCATAAGAACGGAATAAAAACTGATAATAGGCTTGAAAATTTAGAATGGGTTACCATTTCAGAAAATACTAAGCATAGCCACGACAACGGATTACAAATTAATAAGAAAAGTTTAGAATCACCATTTGCAAAAATGTGGGTTCATAAAGAATATGGGTTTTTTCTTACAACTGTTGAGTTATATGATTTATATGGAACAAACGGAGTTAATAAAAAACCTATGGAAATAATAAACTTTCAATACCAAAAGTTATGAAAGTTAGACTACTCACTACCGAAGGATCGCCTACACTTGATGGAGCATTAAGTGAGATAAATAAATTAGGTATAGAGCCAAAGGTTGTGTATGCCGAAAAGCATTCCAACCCAAAGACATCATATAATATCTCTATTAGTAATATTTGCAAGGAGATTGATGATGTTTTATATTTTTTTGAGGATGACGTTGAGATAAGAGATAACGAGCATTTTATAGATGCTTTAAGACAACTCCCTGATGATTGGGAGATTTGCTATTTAGGTGCAAACCTTGTAGCACCTATTGAGAAATATAGTGATAATTTATATAGGACTTTTGGTTGTTGGACTACACACGCAGTGATATTTAATAATCCAAAAGCCATTTGTGAGGCTTATACAGACACATCAGTGATGTTTGATGATTGGTTGAAGGAGAATGTTCATCCAAGAGGGAATAGCTATATAATAGCACCTATGATAGCTTGGCAGAAGCCACATCAAAGTGCTTTATGGGATCACTACGCAGATTATAGAGAGATTTTTAATGCTAGTGCTAGTAAATTAATTTAAAAGGGATGATAAAAATCACCCCTTTTTTGTATCTTTATGTTGAACAAAACAATAAAGATATGGCAAATGTAAACGAAATTTGGAAATCTTGTTTCAATTATGAAGAATATTTTGAAGTAAGTAATTTAGGTAGATTAAGAAATAAAATTACTGGTAGGATATTAAAACCTACACCTTGTAAAAAAGGTTATTTGACAACAAGATTATTTGTCTCAAAAGACAATTTTAAATCTTATAAAGTGCATAGACTTGTAATGAATACTTTTAGTGACATAAAAAATCAACCACAAGTCAATCATATTAATGGTATAAAACACGATAATAGACTTGAGAATTTAGAGTGGTCGGATAATTCAAGAAACATTAAACACGCTTGGGCAACTGGATTATTTAAACCAAATTTAAAAAAAGGGATTGAATCTGGTAGTTCAAAATATTTTATACATAAAGAATATGGTATTTATAAAAATATTAATGAATTATCAGTAGAATTTAATACTACAAGACATAAAGTAAGAAATCACAAATTATTTAACTTAAAATATATAGAAGTATGAATATACTATTTTCAATACATCTATACCCTCCTCAACACAATTGCCTCTTGGGGGTGTGTCTTAATTGATGCACCCTCAGGAGGTTTTATGCGGAGCAGAATGGATGGCACACAAAATGGCAAAAGACTTGATGGCTAAAGGTCACAATGTTAGGGTTTTATTACATCAAGCCAATTATTATAGGATTACAAATAATTATACTTTTGATGGGGTTGATGTATTTCCACCAAATCCAAATGTTATTGAGAATTTAATGAGGTGGTCTCATTGTGTTTTTACACATTTGGACTACACTCAATGGACTATTGGTAGTGCAAGTTTGTATAAAAAGCCAGTATTTCATTTAATACATAATTCTCATAAGTACCCAGAGATTGAAAATGCACGATTTCCACAACACATTGTCTATAACTCACTATGGATAAAGCGGAAATTAAATTACAAATGGGATAACTTTACAATACCGCCTCCCGTTGATTTTAGAGATTACGACTTAGGTAAAGACCCAGAGGGCAACGAATATATTACACTTATAAACTTAAACGAGAACAAAGGCGGTAAGATATTTGAAAGCATAGCTAGGGCATTGCCAAATAAACGATTTTTAGGTGTTTTGGGGAGTTATGATGAGCAAGTGACACCAAACCTTCCAAATCTAAAAATACTGCCAAATACAGCAGATATTAAGCCCATATATGGTATGACAAGAATCTTGTTGATGCCAAGTGAATATGAGAGTTGGGGTAGAACGGCTACGGAGGCAATGTGTAATGGGATACCAGTGATTTGCAGTAATGCAGATGGGTTGGTTGAGAATTGTGGTTATGCTGGGATATTTATAAAAGATCGTAATGACACTAAAAGCTGGGTTGAAGCAATTACAAAGTTGGATGAGAAAAAGGCATATGCCGAAGCCTCAAGGAGAGCAAGAAAAAGAGCAAAAGACCACGACCCAAGAAAAGCACTTGATGAATTTGAACTCTGGCTCAGAGAAATGGTTGATAAATATTACAAGTAATGGCAATATATATAAACGGGATAACCATTTTAGCTGATGCGGTGGTTGAGCCAGTAAGTAGAACGGATGCGAAGAATTGGATGCGTATAGACTATACATCTGATGATTCGTTGATTGATAATTTAATATCAAGTGCAAGGAAGCATCTTGAGTTATTGACTGGTAGGTCTTTGACAAATAAGCTAATAAGAGCAAACATTCAACTCACTGGTAGTGTGCCAAATGTTTGGATGGTTGATTTGCCATACTCACCACTTAATTGCGTAGATGAGGTGGTGATGAAAACGGGCATAAATATGAGTGATACGCTAACAGTGAATGAGGATTATGAGGTGATTGGTGGCAAAGTATGGTTATATTCTCAAGGATATTATGATATAAAGTATCAAGCTGGTTATGGCACTCTCCCATTAGATTTGGCAAGTGACATTTTAACTCTTGTTGCCTGGTCCTATCAAAATAGGGGTAAGAATATGAATGCTGATCCTAGTTCATCAATATCACAATATCCTTATTGGGATGGACTTAATTATCACCAATATAAGTCGGTTGTAATATAGTGGCAAAGGGTATTAACATACAAGTTAGTGATGCGGCTTTCCAAAGGTTGCTTAATCGATATAAAGAGAAAGTAACTCAAAGTGCTTCATTAATAGATAGAGAACTCGCTGCAACTGGGGAATTAATGGCTACAAGTGCCAAGAATTTAGTTGCGGTAGATACTGGCAGACTTAGAAACTCAATTTCACTAAAGAAGGATCAATTCCTATCTTACTACTTGGTTGCTCAAACTAATTATGCTGCTTATGTTGAATTTGGTACTGGGAATGGGTTTATACCACCAGAGAAAGCTGAGTGGAGTGAACTTGCGGCTAAATTCAAAGGTAGGGGAATAAAACAAGTTAACTTACCAGCTAGACCATTTATGAGACCATCAATATTGGCTTACTATCCTAAGTTTAAGGAGGAGGCAATAAAGATAATAAGAAGTAAAAATGCTTGATTGTAGTAATAACGTGAGAGTGATTTATGTCAATGCCTTAAATGGCAATTTGTCTTACAATGGCAAAGATGTGCCAGTGTATGGGCAAAACCCATTTAGGACAATGCCACAAAATTACGTTATCATTAGTTCTATAACTGAGGTAGCTTCAAACACTAATAATAGCTTTGGCAATGTTGTTGATGTTGTTATTGAGATAAATAGTGAGCAATATCGCATTTATGATAATAGTATCGTTGATAATATCGCATCTCAAATACTTAACATATTAATACCTGACACGCAAGTTGACGGCTTTGATGATACTTATTTTGAGGTGTTTCCAACTGCTAGGACATTAAGTACTTACTTGCCAGTAATTAATGGAGACAATTTTATAGCAAGAAAAATAATAACAATAAGCAATTTAGTTAACCAAAAATAAAAGTAAAAATGGGACAAATTTTAGGATCATTACAAAACATCGAGATTGATGTAGCTGGTGGTACTTCATACAAGCCTTTGGTTTGTTTGAGAACTTCATCGGTAAATACTACTATGGACGCAACTACTGAGCAAACAAATTGTGGAGCATTTACTTCACCATCAGCACCTCAGATGAGTGTTGACTTTGATGCTATTTGTGAGACTGACCCAGCTGGTTTGCCTACCGTTTCAATTTCTTATGAAGAAGTATTAAATGCAATGGTAAACAAAACACAAGTTGCGGTAAGAGTACAAAACCCAGTTGTGACTGGTTCATCAGCTGGAACTGTATATTATCACCAATTTATGGGATATATCACTGACCTTACTTTGAATCAATCTACTACTGAATTTGTAAACTTCTCAGGCACAATCCAATCAAATGGTGCTTTAGATATTTCAGCTTAATTTAACTTATGAATTATACTAATATTACTATCAACGACCAAAAGGTCGGACTTAAATTTGGAATGGCTTCATTTAGATACTTACAAGACAAGCTTGTTGAGGGAAAGTCGTATCAAGGTGGAGACTTAAATGAGATTGGTCTTGCTCACATTATTTATAGTGGTTATTTTAATAACTGCTTGGTTAAAGATGTTGAGCCATCACTAAAGTTTGAAGAGTTTGTCGATTGGATAGAAACAAATCTTACCAATGAAGAGGTAATGACACAAATAAAAAGTGTCATTGAGGTTTGGACTAATAACCAATACATCCAAACTGCTTTAGATGTTGTTGACCAACCAAAAAAAAAGACATCTCGTGGGAAGAAATAGAAGCATTTGCCTTTGGTGAATTGTGTCTTTTGCCTCGTGATTTCTTTGATATGAGTCCACGGCATTTGTCCCTAATGATAAAAGGACACGAGGAAAAGAAGGTCGATACTTATAGGCAAACAAGACTTTTGATGTTTACAATGGTGCGCTTAATGGGTGATCCAAAGAGCGCACCAAAAACTCCAGAGGCATTGTGGAGTTTACCAGGTGATGAGCAATCACAAAGAGGCATTAGTGATGATGAGGCAAGAGAAATATTCAAAAGGTTAAGACAATGAATGAAGAATTTATATTTCGGGTTGGTGCTGATGTCTCTGGGTTCACAAAGTCAATTAGTGATGTTGAACGTGAACTCAAGAAAGTACAAACCGAGTTAAAGACAAAGACTGGTGCTGCTATTGTAGAAACAAATAAATACATTGCAGATTTACAAAGCAGTCTTAATAATCTTCGTTCTAATGGTTTGAGTAAATTACCTCAAGCCGCCAATCAAGGTGCTGCTTCATTAAACGCGCTTGGTCAAGTAGCTAGAGATGCTCCATTCGGATTTATTGCTATACAAAACAACTTACCAATATTATTTGACCAACTTGGCAATTTAAGTAAAGCTAGTGGTGGAGCGGTAGGTGCTTTAAAATCAATTGGCTCTGCATTGGCTGGACCAGCTGGTGTTACCTTTGCAATTGGAGCGGTTATTGCTGGGGTAACTTCATTAATACAAAAATATGGTAGTATTAGTGAAGCTGCAAAAGTACTTCTTGGTTCATCAAAGGAAATTACTGAAACACAAAAGGCTTATAATAAAACAATTTATGAAACAACTGGTAATTTAGTTGCTGAGGATGCAAAAGTTCAAGCTTTAACAAAAACATTATTAAATCAAAAGGCACCACAAGCAGATAGACTTGCAGCTTATGGCGAATTAAAAAAGATTTCTCCAGATGTTGTTGCTGGTATTAAAGATGAAAATGCATTAACATCAGAATCAAATTTATTGATAGAGGCTAATGCGAAAGCAAGGAAAGAATTATTAAGACTTAAAATACAAGAATCTGGAATTAATGCTGCTTTAACTACAAATGCAACATTATTAGCAGAAGCAAATGCTGAGTTAACAAAAGCAGAAGCAGAAGTTGTTGTTGTAACAAAAAAGTTAAATAATTCACAAAAGACACAAACAAATCAATCAAGAGTTGCCGAACAAGGTATAAATACTTATGCTTTAGAATTAAAAAATCTAAAAGGCAATATTGAAAATATAAAGAAGGAAATTTTAGCTTTAACTAAAACAGAGCAAACATATATAGATCAACTTGATCCTATTGCTAATGGTATTGCCAAAATAAATGAAAATACTAGACAACGTGTTGAAAATTTAAAAAAAGAAACAAAGGCAGAAACTGAGGGTTTAAAAAAACGAGAGAAAGCTATTGCATTAAGAGAAGAACAAATTAGGGTTGATAATTTATATAACACAAAAGCTAAAATAAGACAACAAGCTGAATCATTTCAAGTAGAACTTGATGGCATAAGGCAAGTTGCAAAAGAAAGAAGAAAAGGTGAAAGAGAGGCTGGCATAATTTTACCAAAGGAAATATCTGGTATTGTACCAGCTTTTAACAATGAGAAGTTTTTAAGCACGGTTAGGTCAACAAATAATGAGTTACAAAGATTAAAAGAAGAAGCAAATCTAAGTGCTGCTTATAATTTAATGAATCAAACTTTTTTCTCCCCAATAGAGAACTTGTTTGAGAACTTTTTAAATACTGGTAAGTTTGCATTTAAGGAATTTGCTCAATCAATATTAAAAGCAATCAATCAAATTGTTGCTAAAATAATTGCTACTGGTATTATTACATTATTAGCATCTTTATTCATTCCAGGGTTTAGTGCAGCTGGTGGTGGTATTGGTCAAACATTAGTATCAGGCATTCTTGGTAGCTTAGGATTTAGTGCGCCAAGTAGGGTTGCCGCTCCTTCATTTGGAGGGGTTAGTGGAGGTGCAATGCAAATGGCTGGTGCAGTCAATTTGAGTTTAAGAGGAAGTGATTTAGTGGGATCTATTAATAGAACAAACGCAACAATAAGTAGAGTTGGCTAGAGCAGAAAAATATTATATAAATTTTCAAAGCGGAGATGGATACATTTGCCGAGTAGGATTCTTATATGAAGGATTCACTGGCACATCATCCGAGATACAAGGTGGAGCAAGACCATTTGTACTCAAAGAATTTAACTCAGATGATGACATATTTAAGCCAGTTAGGGCTTTGATGGGTGAAGTAGAGATACTCACCAATGTCAACGGAGTTCAAATTGAGGATTTCTTTGCTGATCAAGATAGTGACATTGCAATTACGTTCTCAATGGACACCATTCCAATTTGGACTGGTTATGTGTTGCAAGATGACTTCCAGGAAGTTTGGGATGATTCCAATCACTTTTTAATAATTAGAGCATATGATGGGTTAGGTATGTTGAAGGACATACCATTTGGTGATAATGGTGCTGAGTTAGTTGGTAGATTTACACCATTCCAATTATTAAACTACGCATTACAAGGCGCACCAAATACACCTTTAACAAGGTATGCAGTTATTAATAACTTGTATCACGATTCAATGACTGATATAGATAGCCCATTGTTTCAGTGTTATATTGATGCAAAGACATTCCAACAAGAAACAACGACATATGATGATTCGTTGACTGTTATAGAAAAGATTAACCAATCATTCTCTCAGACAATCTTCCAATATCTCAATCGCTGGTATTTCTTTAGGGTTGAGGAGTTGTATACATCATATAATAATAATTTGATTGGTAACCTTTGGAATTTAGGTGTACCAACTGGTATTGATAAGAGATATGACATTGAGGTAGGTATAAATAAAGAGGTGAAGCCAATCTCACCAGAGATGCTTAGACTTATACAAAAGAAGACTAAGTTTGATGAGGTTGATTTTGACTATGACCCATTTAATGAGACTTTTAACAATGAGAGTTTTGCTCGTGCTACTTTTGTAGCTACAAGCGGAAATGCTAAGACATACACTTTAGATTTATGGGATTTCAAAGGTGGTACATTCACCACACCAGCAACACCAAGTGCAGACTTTGATGCTAAAATAAGGGAAGTATATTCCTCAACCACTGCTGGTGGGTTGCTTGAGAGGTATTTATATATTGAGAGCCAACAAGCGGCGGGTATTGCATCGGTTTGGTTGCAGAGTAACCAAGTTGATATAACATCAACAAGCTTTGTTAATATAAGCTTTGATGTTAAGTTTTTGCGGACATATTTGCAATATGCTCCAGTTGTTTATGTAATTATAGAAAGTGGTGGTAGTTATTATTGGTTGAATGAGGAAGGCACTTGGACATTTGCGGCTGCTATTGGACTTGTCGGATCAATAAGACTTGACTCAAGAAGTGGCACAAATGTAGAGACTACTGAGTGGAATAGTTTACAAGTAGAATCGGACATTGTACCAAGTGGTGGTAAGCTACAAATAAGATTATTGCATTTTAATGATAATACAGTTACTAACTCAATAACCTATTATAATAATTTAAAGGTCCAAGTTCTAAATGGATTTGAGAATGGTGACTTTTTAAGGAAGATAACTGGCATTAATTCTAAATATACAAAGAGTGGCACAATAGTTAACTCAACTAAAAATGACACTTATCTTGATGATCACTTTAGTGCTTTGCATAAGGGTGCAATATTTGAAAATGATGGTGAGACATTAACCGATGCTAACTGGCATAGGTTGAGATACCCATCTGAGACTTTTGGCTTTAGGAGGCAAAATGCGACTACTAGATGGGAGCATAATCGTGTCAATCGTAATAAAATTGATGCTAACTTCTTTGGTTTAATGTGGCAAGATAATGTGACAATGACCCCGATAGGGTTAATGAATACGGTTAGATTTTTGGATGATGACCCTAATAAGGTGTATTGGATAGCTAACTTGAGAGAGATTGACTATGCTGCTGGGACTTGGACTGCCACTTTAGAGGAGGTTTATGATGAGGTAAGGGACACACCAATTAGTCAAACCTTTGAGGCTGACTTTACGATTGGTACTTATGCCTCTCCATCGGTTTTGCCTTTGACTTTGGTAACAAGTGGAGGGTTCTCTATTCAAGGTGGTAATAGTGCTAGGTATGACAATGCTACAACTTTGACAACTCCAGTTGATTGTAGTATCTTTGGAGAGGTAAGTGCAGCATCTTACCCAGCAACTATAAGCTTCCAACTTCAGAAAAATGGCACTGCCATTAGGACTATAAACTATCCAATTTATGTTGCCAATCAAGCTTATACTATGAGTTTGAGTGTAACTACTCAGACTATTGCTACGAATGACGTATTTAGGGTAGTGGTTACTGGTGCATCGACAATAAATGTGGATGGTGGGGATATGAAGATAAATAGTCCAAGCACGACACTTGCTTACGACACATATACAGATAATTATTTATACGAATAACAAATGGCGGACATAGTAAAAGCTGAAGGTTTAGTCATAGCATACACCGATTCTG